CGCAGCCGCCTGAAAAGCCCCCCGTGAAACCGCCTGTGGTGGTAGAGCCGCCCCCGCCGCCTGAGCTGCCCCCTGTGGTGGTGCCCCCACCCCCGGCCGGTTCCCCGCCCGAATTGCCACCGGTCAGCGCCCCGCCGACCCTTGCGCCGTCGCCCGGTGACCGTGACCCGGTCGCTGCCGGACAGGCCATCCACTACGGCTATTGCTGCCAGATCGACGGCAGGATGCATGTCAGCACCGCCTGGCTGCGCAACCCGGTCACCGCGCTGGAACAGTGCCGCGCCCGCGAAGAGCGGCTGCAGTCGTTGCCCAGGTGCCCGCGCTGGGTCCACCGCCAGGAAGGCGGTGAGTGATGGTGGCCTACAGCTTCCAGCCGCGCTTTGTCGAGCCGATCCGGCAGGGTCTAAAGACCCAGACAATATCGTCGGCTTCCCGCACGGCGGCGGGCGACCACACATGTCCCGAGTCCTGTGCCGCATCGCGGATCATCGCAGCATTTTTGAAGAACATCTCGGCGACGTCCGGGAAGGAAACGAACTCTGGCCTGCTGAGGTCGCGCGCAGGAAAAGCGTTGTCGATCAGCACCTCGACAAGAGTGCGCGCGAGTTTATCGGACACTGGCGATTCCCTTGGGGGCGGGTTCGGTAAACCTGCTTGGAATCAGAATTTGACATTTCTGGGGACAACCCGCATTTTGGTCCCGTTCGGACGCGTCCTGAAAAGCGCCCCGATCAAGACGACCGTAGGCGGTTACGCCCCGACAGAGCCTCTCATTCGAGATCAGCTTCATCCGGGTGGCATGTGCAATGTCCAAGGCTTCGGCCCAAAGGCGCATGCGGATTGTCCTACGGCAGTCTTTTCAGCACCCGGAGCCGTTTCGGCTTCCGTAACCGTAGGAGACCTAGATGACCCTTCCAACCATCGCGGGGGTTCAATCCCGCATCCACAACCTTCCCGACCGTCCGCCGTTCATGATCATCCGCGAAATCGCGGAGGTCTTCGGGCTAGAGCAGCGCAACCTCGCGCGGCAGTTCCAGCGCACGAAGGACAAGTTTCCAGCGGGATACTACTTCGAGCTGACACCGGAGGAATACCGCGAGAAGTTGACCAAGAATTGGCAAACTTCCCAGGGCAGTCGTGCCGATGTGACGCAGTTCGCCTTCACCGAGAAGGGAGCGTTGTTCCTGCTTCGGTTCATCACCGGCGACCAGGCGGACGCAGCCTTCACCATGCTGATCGAAGCCTTCGCGGACCAGCGCGACGGGACCTTGGACCGGCTGCGGGTTGCAGCCTTCAAGGACGAGGTGGCCTACATCGGGCGGAGCAAGCTGCGGCTGGCGATCAAGCTGGCGGCAGAGGCGGGCTGGTCCTTTGGCAAGCTGTGGGACGAGCACGACTGGTCGGCTCCGAGGCTGGGCCGCGAGGTCGAGGACATGCGGATCAGGGGCTACATCCCGCAGGATTCGCTGTTCGTGCCCCACTACGTCTATCAGCGTCGGAAGTCCGAAAGGGCGCTGATGGAAAACCACGCAGAGGACGAGCGGCAGGGCAAGCTGAACCTTGGCCTGACCCTGGTCGCGGGTGGCTAACTTGTGCAACCATTGTTCAGCCGACCCGCGCGACGCGGTGGGTGAAGTCGAGGTTGCACTCGGCGGCCTTCGTGTGCTGGTCAACCAACTGCCCCTCGGTTGTGAGGTGTCGTCTACTGGGCTTGGTGCCTTGCTTGGCCTCCTTCATGACCGACTCCGGCCCGCTTCCGACGCGTTGCAGGACTACATTCCCCGCACCTAAAAGCGTACGGCCCTTCTTCGGAAGGGCCGCATGACCCGCGCCCTACAGAAGCTGGTCCATGTCGGCTGCCGCGAGCTGGGGATCGATGGGGAGACCCGGCGCGATCTGCAGCTGGTGGTCACCGGCAAGGAATCCATGCTGGATATGGACGAGGCCGACCTGAACAAGCTGGTCACCGCCCTGAAGGAGCGCGGGTTCAAGCCCCATGCGGGCAAGGCCCGGGCCAAGCGCCCGGCGGCAAAGCGCGGCGACGTGCGGTTTGCCCATGTCCTTTGGGGCAAGCTGCACAAGGCCGGGGCGGTCACCCAGGGCGGGGCCAAGGGGCTGAACGCCTTCATCCGGGCCCGGTTCGAGAAGAGCTGGGGCGCGGCCGTCTTCGACATCGACACGATGCAGGACGCCCGCCAGATCGCCACGCTGATCGAGGCCTTGAAGGGCATGTGCGCAAGAGCGGGGATCGATCTGTGAAAAAGCCCCGGGTCCGCATCACCGATCATGCCCTGGTCCGCTTTCTGGAGCGGGTCGGCGGCGTCGATGTCGACGGCTTGCGCCAGGCGCTGTCCCGCAGCCTGGAAGAGGCCGCGCGCCTGGGCGCGGCTGCGGTCGTGATCGACGGCTACCGCTATGTCCTGCGGGTGGACGAGGACGGGCCAATCCTGGTGACGGTCGAGCCCTTCACCCAGGCGTCACCCATCCACCGGACCCCGCACCCGCGCGTCCGCCCGCCACGGGGGGGGGACGAGGCATGATGCATTCTTCGATCCTGTATACCGCCGATTTCTCCCTTCGCCACTCGGAGGCAAAGACCCGGCTTTGGGCATCCGGTCAGGCTGAGACCGTGTTCGCCTGTCCGGGTTGTGGGAAAGCAGTCAGGGTTGCTTTGGATCGCAGGTCACAGGAGGCGACCTCGATGTGTTCAGGCGACTGTGGCGGATTGGCCTGGTGATGTCCATGCACCCCCTTCTTTCCATCCGCCCGGCCGGGGGTTTCGGCCTGATCATGGCTGACCCGCCCTGGTCCTACGAGATGTTCTCGGCCAAGGGCTACCAGAAGGCGCCCGAGGCGCAGTACCAGACCATGTCGCTGGCTGATATCAAGGCCCTGCCGGTCGAGGCGCTGGCCGCGCCGGACTGCCTGTTGTGGCTTTGGGCCGTGAACCCGCAGCTGCCGCAGGCGATCGACGTGCTGCGTGCCTGGGGATTTACCTTCAAGACGGCTGGCACCTGGCTTAAGCGGTCCACGCGCGGCAAGGTGAGCTTCGGCACGGGCTACATCCTGCGGTCGTCAAACGAGCCCTTTCTGATCGGCACCCGTGGCAACCCGAAGACGACCCGCGGCACCAGATCGTCCGTCATCACCCACGACGAGAGGTTCACGGGTACCGGCGACTGGTCGGACATCTGGCCGAACGGAACCGTCACGATCGAAGCCTCAATCCGAGAGCACAGCCGGAAGCCGGAGCAAGCCTATTGGGCCTGTGAGGCCCTGATGCCTGAAGTTCGCAAGCTTGAGCTGTTCAGCCGCACGGACCGCGAAGGCTGGACAGCCTGGGGCGACGAGGCTGGCAAGTTCGAGGCCGCGCCATGATCCGCTGGAAGGACAGCGAGCCTAGCCGGTTGCACCCGCAAGAGCAGGCGCTGCTGATGCTGTGCGACCGGCTGACGATCCTGGAACAGGCCTTCACGGCCGAGAGCGACCGGCACAAGGCGACCCGCGCCCGGCTGGACCTGGTGCAGAAGGACCTGAACCGCGCCCTTGCGGCCCTGGTCAAGCTGGAGCGTGAACACCGGGCGCTGATCGCCATTCTGGAGCGGGAAGAATGACGGACCTGCCCCCGCCACCCGCCAGCATCGCCGAGTTTCACCGGATCCTCGGCCCCGAGCTGACCTGCCAGTTCCTGATGCGGTTCGGCGGGGCGGAGCTGTTCCTGTCGCCAAAGCCGCAGGGCCGATCCGAGGTCGAGAAGCTGATCGGCCCCGAAAAGATCAGCGAACTGGCCGAGCTGGGCTGGCCGCGCCGGGTGCCTTTGGCAAAGCGCTGGTGTGCCCAGTACCTGCGCGCCACAACAGGCTTGTCACAAGCCGAAATCGCCCGCAGACTGGGGGCCAGCGACGTGACGGTGCGGTCCTACCTCAAGGCTGCACCTGGTCGCGATCCCCGACAGATGCCGCTGATCTGACGCCATCCGCAAAGGCCTGCGGATAACAAGGTGCCCACTGACATTGCAAAATGGCCCGGAACCGTCCGGGCGCGCGCGCCCCGGGCCTGACCTGGGGAACATGCCATGCGGATGAGTGCCAAGGGCCTTGCCTTTCTTGAAGCCCACGAAGGCGTGGTCCTGAAGGCTTACCGCGACCCGGTGGGCATCTGGACCATCGGCGCGGGCCTGACCTCGGCCTCGGGCGTCGTCAAGGTGCGCCCCGGCATGGTCCTGACGAAGGAAGAGGCGAGCAACCTTCTGGGCACCGCCCTGACCCGGAACTACGAACCCGGTGTTGTCCGAGCGATGGTCCAGATTCAGGGCAGCACGGTCATCAGTCCGAAGCAGCACGAGTTCGATGCCGCCGTATCCTTCCATTTCAACACCGGGGCCATCGCCCGCGCGACCTGGCTGAAGCGCTGGAAGGCCAAGGCAAAGCCCGATCTGATCCGGGCCGGTCTGATGGCCTGGAACAAGGCCGGAGGACGCGTCCTGCCGGGCCTGACGCGCCGCCGCCGCGAAGAGGCAGACATGCTGCTGGACGGCCGCTATGCGGGCATCAAGCCGGTCGAGCCGCGCCTTGGGCTTGCCCGCTGGGCGCTGGTTCTGTCGCCCGAGGAGATTGCGCGGGTTCGCGACGGGTTCCGGAAGCTGGGCTACAACCCCGGCCCGGATACCGATGGGGTCGTCACCGCGTCCGTCGTCAAGTTCCAGGCCGATCACGACCTGAAGGTCGACAACATCATCGGCCGCGCCACGCTGTCCACGCTGGATCGCGCCCTTGCCGCACGGTCGAAGGGCAAGGTCATGGCCACGGCAGCCGCCGCATCGGGCGGGGCCACGGCCTTGCCAGAAGCGGCGGTGCAGGATGTGCCCGGCCTGGGCGAGATGCCCTGGGTCACCTGGGTTCTGCTTGGCCTGGCGATCCTTTACGCCCTGAAGCTGGCCTGGTCCTACCGCGACCAGGTGGCAGCGGCCGTGCAATCCCGTCTGCCGCGTCTTGCGGCCTTGCTGCGGAGCTTTTGATGTCCTGGTTCGTGTCGATGGTGCGCTGGGTCCTGGCGCTGATGATTGCAGCCGCGCTGCTGTTCACGGTCCTTCTGGTCCAGGACGCCAAGGCGGCACCGCAATGCGATTCGGCCGAGCGGGTCCTGCAGCTTTTGGCAGACCGCTATGGCGAGGAGCGTGTCGGCGAAGGGTCAGCCGGGGGGGGCAAGCTTCTGATCTTTGCGCATCCGGACGGCGACACCTGGTCGGTCGTCATCCTGCTTCCGGACGGTCAGGCCTGCCTGTTGGCCTCGGGCGCGGACTGGACGACCCTGAACCCTACCCCACCCGGATCGGAGACCTGACATGACGCCACTTGTCGCAATCGCCCTGCAAGCGGGCTTTCCGATGATCAAGGCGATCCTTGAGCGCAAGCTGGGGGACAAGGGCGGCGCGCTGGTGGCCGATGTCATCGGGGCGGTCGCCAACCGCGCGGGTGTCGCACCCGAGCAGCTGGAAACGGTCGCCGTCGAGACGCCCGGCAAGATCATCGACGCCATGCGCCAAGTCGAGCCGATGACGCCGGAGTTGGTCGCGCTGTACACCAGCGGCCTTCAGCATCAGTTCGACCTTCTGCAGGCCGAGATGGCCGAGGGCGGCTGGAAAGCCGCCTGGCGGCCTGCGGGCATGTGGTTCATCCTGTTCTTGTGGTTCTACCAGATCGTCGGACTGCACACCGCGAACGCGATCTTCAAGATCGCCCTGCCCGCGGCACCCTGGGAACACCTGATCACCTTCACCGGCTTCTACATGGCCCTCTACATGGGTGGCCACACGATCAAGGACGTGGTCGCGAACCTGGCAGGGGCGCGTCGGTGATGGAATATGACTTCCGGGTTACGCTGCCGTTTGTGTTGACCGTCGTTACCCTGGTCTACACCTGGTGGCGGACGCGCGACCGCAACGTGGATGACCGGTTCAAGGCCGTCGAAAAGCGGTTCGAGCTTGGGTCCGAGCGGATGGACCGCCATGACAGCCGGCTTGCCAGCGTCGAGCAGACCCTGCGCGGCTTGCCTGCCAGGCAGGACATGCACGATCTGCAGATCTCGATCACCAAGCTTGACGGAAAGCTGGAAACCATGGCCGCCGTGATGGAGGGCCGCAACCGCCTGATGGAACGGCTGGAGACCATCGTCGAGCGCCACGAAGATCACCTGCTGGATGGAAGCCGGAAATGAGCGAGTACCTGGAAACCCTGCGCGAGCACGCCCGCATCGCCATCCTGCGCCTCTTGGAAGAGGCCCCGAAGTACACCTCGAACGTCGCGATGATCACGACACTGCTGCAGGATTTCGGGATCGGCTTCACCCGCGACCAGGTGGACGGTGAAGCGTCCTGGCTGGAAGGGCAGGGTCTTGTCACACGGACCGAGCTGTCATCGGGCCTGGTGGTTCTGACTGCCACCCAGCGCGGGATCGACGTGGCCCAGGGCACCGTGCGGCACCCCGGGGTGCAGCGCCCGTCGCCCAAGAGGTAGCCCATGCCCGCGCCGAAGAAGCTGGACCTGATCCCCGATGCGCTGCGCGAACGGCTGAAGGCTGCGCTGATGGCGCGCGGGTTTGCCGACGTCATCAAGGTCACCGAAGAGCTGAACGTCTGGCTGGAGGCCGAAGGGCTGGAGCTGCGGATCGGCAAGACGGCCGTGGGCGAGTTCAGCCTGCTGTTGAAGCGCCAGCGCGATGCCTTTTCGGTGTCGAAGCAGGTCTTGTCCGAAATGGAGATCGGCGAAGAGAGCGCGATCTACCAAACCCTGTTCCAGCTGGTCGCGGCGCAGGCTGTGCACCTGGTGAAGGCGATGTCGGACGCCGATCAGGTGATCGAGGCGAAGGACCTGCACTTCCTGGGCAAGATGCTGAAGGACCTGATGTCGGCTGCCGGGATCAACGAGAAGCTGACGCAAGAGGTCGAGAAACGCCTGAAGGCCAAGCAGGCCGAGCAACTGACCGCCGCCGTCGCCAGCGGTGATATCGACGCCGAGGCCGCCGCGAAGGCGCGCCGCATCATGGGGTTTGCAGAATGAACGATCCTTATGCTGTGACCGCAGACGAGCTTCGCCAGTTCATCGAGCGCTACGAAGATCTGGAGTCCGAGAAAGCCGACATCGCCGAAATGCAAAAAGAGCTGATGGCCGAGGCCAAGGGCCGGGGCTACGACACCGCCGTCATGCGCCAGGTGATTGCCCTGCGGAAAAGGAAACCCGACCAGATCGCCGAGCAGGAGGCCGTCCTGGAGCTGTATAAAGCCGCGCTGGGGATGAGCTGGTGACCCCGTCCCAGTTCATCGCCGAGGCGACCTACCGCAAGGGATCGGTCCTGGACGGGATCCGGAACGTGCCGGATGGCCGGAACGTCGACTGCGACGACTTCGCCTGGTCGCTGCTGTGCCATATGGAAGGCGGCGAGCGAAGGGCCCTGGAGGCACTTCAGGATGGAAAGGCCACCCTTTGGCGCGTGCGGTCGCCGGTCAACAAGCTGCTGGCTCGGCATGTCGCGCTGGAATGGTCCGGGCGATGGATCGACAGCACCAACCGCAAGTGGCGCGATGAACCGGACCCGCATGTCCCTGTCCGCCGGATGCGGATGATTACCCTTGTGCCGCTGCTGATCTGGGGCAAGCCCCTGGGTAAGGTCGCCATCGGCGGGGCCCTGCTGGTCTGGGCGCATCTGTCGGGGACCCTGGACTTGCTGCTTGCGCTGGTGGGATGATGCTGACAATCGAGGTCAAGCTGAACGGCAAGATGGTGGCCCACGCCGCGATCACAAACCTATCGGACCTGGCCGAGGTCAGCGACTACCGGGTCGCCTGGTCGGAAATGGCGGAGACCGATCTCGACATCCGGGCGGACGGCGACGTCTTCCTGATCCGAGGGCATCGCCGCCGCCAGACCGCCTGGGCGCTGGTCGCGAAGGTCGTTTGCGGCATCCTGGGCCAGATGACCGGCACGCCGGAGGTCAAGGGGTGAGCGCCTTCGGCACCAAGCTGCGAAAGCTGGAAGGCGGCAAGGTCAGCTATTGGTGCCCGGGCTGCGACTTGGCGCATGTCTTGACAGTCGAACCGGGAGGGACCGGTCCCTGCTGGGATTTCAACGGCGATCCTGACGCCCCGAGTTTCAGCCCTTCGGTGATCTGCCGCTATGAACACTTTGTGCCGCCGGTGACCAGCGAAAACCTGAAGGACTGGAAGCGCAAGCCCTGGGTGCAGACGAAGAGGGTCGATATCTGCCACGCCTTCGTGACCGAAGGGCACGTCCAGTTCCTGGACGACAGCACCCACAAGCTGGCCGGAAAAACCGTGCCGCTGCCGGACTTCGGGGTGACGCAATGAGCGCCCTTGTCCGCCCGGTCATCAACTTCCTGCCCTACCAGCGCGCCTGGATCGCCGACGACAGCCGGTTTAAGATCGGCATGTTCGCCCGCCAAACGGGCAAGACATTCTCGACCGGGGGCGAGTGTTCCGACGATTGCTTTCGCGGCTGGGCCGAGGATCGGCGCGCGCGCTGGGTCATCCTGAGCCGGGGCGAGCGCCAGGCGGCCGAGATGATGACCGAGGTCATCAAGCCCTTCACCAAGGCCCTCTACGAGGTCTACAACACCATCGTCAAAGGCGGCGAGCCGGTCTTTGAGGAGACCGAGTTCCGCGCCCCGCAGGAGAAAGGCCCGGACGCCGTCTACAAGGCGATGGAGGTCGCCTTTCCGAACGGCAGCCGGATCACCGCCCTGCCCGCGAACCCCGACACGGCGCGGGGCTTTTCGGCCAACGTGATCCTGGACGAGTTTGCCTTCCATGCCAAATCCCGCGAGATCTGGGCGGCGCTGTTCCCCGTGATTTCGAAAGGCCAGCAGAAGCTGCGGGTCATCAGTACCCCGAATGGCAAGGGCAACAAGTTCTACGAACTGATGACGGCCGAGGATTCGGTCTGGTCGCGGCACGTCGTCGACATTTACGAGGCCGTTAAACAGGGCCTTGAACGCGACGTCGAGATGCTGCGAAAGGGCATGGCCGACGAAGATGCGTGGGCGCAGGAATACGAGCTGAAGTGGCTGGACGAGGCCAGCGCCTGGCTGGACTACGACTTGATCAGCAGCTGCGAGGCCGAGGGCGCGGGCAGGCCCGACGGCTATCAGGGCGGACCCTGCTTCATCGGCGTCGACATCGCGGCGCGGAACGACCTGTTCGTGATCTGGGTGGCCGAGCTGGTGGGCGATGTCCTTTGGACCCGTGAAGTGATCGCCCGCCGCAGGATTAGCTTTGCCGAGCAGGATGCGCTTCTGGCCGAGGTCTTCCGCCGCTACCGCGTGATCCGCGCCAAGATCGACCAGACCGGCATGGGCGAAAAGCCCGTGGAAGACGCGCAGCGCCGGTATGGTACGAGCCGGGTGGAAGGGGTCCTCTTCACCGGCGCCAACAAGCTTGGCATGGCCACGGTCCTGAAGGAACGCTTCCAGGACCGCAAGCTGCGCATTCCCGCCGGGGACGTGGTGCTGCGGTCCGACCTGCACGCGATCAAGAGCCAGGTGGGCGTCACCGGCCAGCGCCGCCTGATTGCCGATGGCGAGACCGACGGCCACGCCGACCGGTTCTGGGCCGCCGCCCTGTGCTGCACGGCGGCCGAGCTGGGCGAGGCGACCTATGAGTATCGCGGGGCCGGGTCGGGCCGATCGGGAGGGGTGGGCGGTCCTGACGACGACGTGGAAGACCGCGACCGGTTTCGTGCGCCCCTCGGGGCAAGATTGAGGGGATCTATCCGATGAAGACCGCCCAGCTGATGGACGCCTATGGCAGGCCGGTGCGCAAGGCCGAGCTGAAGACAGAGGTGGCGCGCGCCACGCTGGGCGGAGTGCGGTCGCCGATCGCGGGCTATCCGGCGGATGGTCTGAACCCGAACCGGCTGGCCAACATCCTGCGCGAGGCGGATGCGGGGGACGCGATCCGCTATCTGGAGCTGGCCGAGACGATCGAGGAGCGCGATGCGCATTACCTGGGCGTCCTTGGCACCCGCCGCCGGGCCGTGAGCCAGATGCCCTTCACGGTCGAGGCCGGGGACGACACGCCCGAGGCGGAGGCCCAGGCGCAGATGGTCAGGGACTGGCTGAACCGCGACGAGCTGACCGAAGAGGTCTTCGATATTCTCGACACGCTGGGCAAGGGCTACAGCATGTCCGAGATCCTGTGGGACACCTCGGAAGGGCAGTGGATGCCCCTGCGCCTGGAATACCGCGACCCGCGCTGGTTCCGGTTCGACCGGTCCGACCTGAAGACGCCGATGATGCTGTCGGACACCGGGCAGGAGGTGGCGCTGCCCGCCTTTAAGTTCATCTTCGCCCAGATCCGCGCGAAGTCCGGGATCACGCTGCGATCCGGCCTTGCCCGGGTTGCTGCCTGGGGCTGGATGTTCAAGGCCTATACCCAGCGCGACTGGGCGATCTTCACCCAGACCTATGGCCAGCCTTTGCGCGTCGGCAAGTACGAATCGACTGCAACCGAGAAAGACAAGGATACGCTGTTCTCTGCAGTGTCGAACATCGCCGGGGACTGCGCCGCGATCATCCCGACTTCGATGCAGATCGAATTCATCGAGACCTCGAATGTCGGCGCGTCGTCGGACCTGTACGAGAAGCGGGCCAACTGGCTGGACATGCAGATCTCGAAGGCCGTCCTTGGCCAGACCGCGACCACTGACGCGGTGACCGGGGGACTTGGGTCGGGCAAGGAACACCGCGAGGTCCAGAAGTCGATCCAGACCGCCGATGCCCGCGCCCTGGCAGGGATCATCAACCGGGATCTGATCCGGCCCTGGATGCAGTTGAACTTCGGGCCCTTGAAGGTCTACCCGCGCCTCAAGATCGAAGAGCCCGAGAAGGAAGACCTGGTCGCGCTGTCGACGGCCATCGGCGGAATGGTCGATCGGGGCCTGGAGGTGGACCAGGGCGAAATGCGCGACAAGTTCGGTCTGTCGGACCCCAAGGCGGGGGCCAAATTGCTGCGTCCGTCGGGTGGAGGTGCGCCCGGCACCGTCCCTGTGCCCCCAGTTTCCGAAATTAAAAGCCAAAGAGACGAAATTAAACGGGTCGAGGCCTCGCCGGGTATCGAGACCGCCCTCAACGCAGAAAGCCCGTCTACGGGCAAAAAAACGGGGGGTTCTGAAATCGACCCCCTTGTCGACCAGCTGGCCCGGAAAGCCGGTCCTGCCATCGAGGCGATGCTGGTGAAGATCGAGGCGATGATGGAGGCGGCAAGTTCGCTGCCCGAGCTGCGCGAGATGATCTTTGCGGCCTACCCGGACCATGACACCAAGGATCTGGCCGAAGTGATCGCCGACGCGATGATGGCGGGCCATGCCGGTGGTCGCGCCGCCCTGGTCGCCGAGAGCGAGGGCGACGGTGAGTGACTGGCTGACGGCCACCTTCGCAAAGCCGTTCAAGGAGGCCGTCGCTGCCTTCCGGCTGCGCATGGGCACCCTGGTCGCCACCTCGACCTGGGAGGACGTCTGGCAGGCGCAGCACAACCGGGCCTTCATGGTCGCGGGGGCGACGAAGGCCGATCTTCTGTCCGATCTGGCCAAGGCGATCGAGAAGGCCATCGCCGAGGGCACGAGCCTGCAAGAGTTCCGCCGCGACTTTCGTCAGATCGTCGAGGATCGGGGCTGGCACGGCTGGACCGGCGAAGGAACCAAGGGCGGCGAGGCCTGGCGGACCCGGGTGATCTACCGCACGAACATCCGCGCGTCCTATGCGGCAGGGCGGATGGCCCAGCTGGTCGAGGGTGGGTTCACCCTTTGGATCTACCGCCACGGCGGCTCGGTGGAGCCGCGCATCATCCATCTTGGCTGGGACGGCCTGGTCTTGCCGCCGGACCATCCGTTCTGGGCCACCCACGCGCCGCCGAACGGCTGGGGCTGCAGCTGCTATGTCGTGGGCGCACGGTCCTTCCGGGGGGCGCAGCGCCTGGGCGGACAGCTCGGCAAGCCCCTGCCGGACGGCTGGCAGAAGCTTGACCCCAAGACCGGCGCGCCAGTCGGGATCGATCGGGGCTGGGCCTATGCCCCGGGTAGAAGTGCCGTCGAGGACATCCTGGCCATCGTTCGGGCCAAGTCCGGGGACCTGCCGCACCCGGTCTTCAAGGCCTTGCTTCAGGACGTCGAGGAGGCGCTGCAGGATGCCCGTCAGAACGATAATCGAGATTGACGAGATCACCCCGGCGCTGCAGCGGCTGTCGGGTGCGATGGACAACATGCTGCCGGTCATGCAGGACCTGGGCGAGTATTTCGTCGATTCCACCACCAGGCGCTTTGCATCGGGTCGCGCCCCGGACGGGTCGATCTGGGCCGCGAAGTCGCCCGTGACGATTGCAGCCTACGGCGGGCGGCGCACCAACCGGCTGGACACCAGGCCCTTGTTCGGTCCGTCGGGTGCCCTGTCGTCGACCATCAGCTACGAGGCGTTCAACGACCGCGTCGAGTGGGGATCGCCCATGGTCTATGCGGCAATGCAGCAGTTCGGCGGATCGAAGTCCGCGTTCCCGCACCTGTGGGGCGACATACCGGCCCGACCCTATCTTGGGCTGTCGGCCGAGGACGAAAGTCAGGTCCTGGACATCCTCGACGAGTGGCTGTCCCTGGTCGCAGGCACGGCTCTCTGAGACCGCGCTTGACCGGTCAAGGGCCGCAGTCCAAGCTGCGAGCATCCCCCAACGCGCGACCCGACGCCCCCATCCGCAAGGGTTTGCGTATGGCTTGCCCCCCGTTGCGCCGCGAATATCTGGGACATGACGCAAGCTGCCCCGCCCCTTTACAAGGCCACCATGGCCGCGCTCGACCTCACCCAGGATGGTGAGGTTCCTGAGTGGGTGCATCTGTTGCCGGCATTGTCCGGCGGCACGGTGCAGACCAACGATGATCGCGGTCCCTACCTGGTCGAAAACGCCGAAGCGATCATCGCCGCAAGCTTCGCGGGCCAGCCCAAGCTGCAGATCGACGAAAACCATGCCGAGGACCTGAAGTCCGGCCAGGGCGAGCCGTCCCCGGCGCGCGGCTGGATCACCGAGCTGCAGGCCCGCGCTGACGGGATCTGGGGCAAGGTGGAATGGACCGGAGCCGGGCGCGCCCTGGTGGCCGACAAGGCCTACCGGGCGATGTCTCCTGTCATCCTGCACGACAAGGCCAAGAAGGTCGTCGCGATCCTGCGGGCCAGCCTTGTGAACCGCCCGAACCTGAAGGGCCTCGTTTCACTCAACGGAGAGCAATCCATGGATGTCATGGCGAAGATGGCCGCCGCGCTCGGCCTGGCGGAGGGCGCGTCGGAAGACGATGTCATGGCCGCCATCAAGGCGCTGAAGGACAAGAAGCCGGACGGCGACACGGCCATGCAGTCGGCCCTGTCCGAGATCGGCGTGGCGCTGGGTGTCGAGGCGACCGCAAAGCCCGACGCCATCGTCACGGCCGCAAAGCTTGCTGCAGGCGGCAAGACCGACCTCGTCGCACTGCAGGCCCAGGTCGCCAGTCTGAACACGCAGCTGACCGCGCTGCAGGGGGCAGGCAAGCGCAACGCGGCCGAGGCCTTCATCGACAAGTCCATCGCCGACCGCCGCGCCGGAGTGAACGCGACCAACCGCGAAGATCTGATCGCGCTTCACATGGAAGACGCGACCAAGGCCGAGAAGCTGGTCAACACCATGCCGATGCTGACCATGACCGGCACCGTCCAGGTCCCGCCTGCGGCCAAGGACGGCACCATCAGCCTGAACGCCGCCCAGCTGGACGCGGCGAAGAAGCTGGGCGTGTCCGAAGAGGCCTACGCCAAGACCCTTGCCGCTGAACAGAAGGAGCGTGCCTGATGCCGCCGCTGACCCAAGACCGCAACACCCCCCGCGCCGAGGGTGACGAGCGCCAGGGCACCCTGGGTGCTAACCAGGCGATCTTTGCCGGTGCGATCCTCATGCGCAACGCCGCTGGTGACCTGATCGAGGGTGCCACGGCCGTCGGCAGCTTTGGTGTCGGTGTGGCCCAGGAACGCAAAATCTCGGTCGCCGCCGGGGTCGATGTGATCCGGTATCGCCCGGGCGTCCACCGCTTTGCCAATTCGACCGCCGGTGACCTGATCACCAAGGCCGACATCGGCACCGTCTGCTTCATCGTCGACGACAACCAGGTCGCGCGGACGAATGGCACCAACACCCGGTCGCCCGCGGGCACCGTCGACGGCGTGGACGCGAATGGCGTCTGGGTCCGCTTCGACGAGTCGCTCACCCGCGCCGTGCTTTCGTAAGGGAACCCCGACATGCTCGTTAATGCCGCAAACCTCGACAGCCTCCGCGTCGGCTTTAAGACGTCCTTCCAGGGCGGGCTCGGCCAGGCCGATCTGGACTGGATGCAGATCGCGACCGTCATCGCGTCTTCGACCAAGGAACAGAAATACGGATGGCTGGGCAAGATCCCCAAGGTCCGCGAATGGATCGGCGCCCGTGCCATCCAGAACCTGATGCAGCACGACTATTCCATCAAGGAAAAGCCGCTGGAACTGACCATCGCGGTCGACAAGGACGACATCGAGACCGACAACCTTGGGATCTATACCCCGCTCTTCCAGGAGATGGGCGCGTCGACCGGTGCCGAGTTCGCCTCGATGGTCTATGCCCAGCTGGCCGCGGGTTTCACCACCAACTGCTATGACGGCCAGTTCTTCTTCGACACCGATCACCCGGTGCTGAATGCCGACGGCAACCCGACGAACGTCGCCAACACCGATGGCGGCGCTGGCACGCCCTGGTTCCTGATGGACGTGAGCCGCGCGATCAAGCCGATCATTTTGCAGAAGCGGAAGGACTTCGAGTTCACCTCGCTCGACAAACTCGATGACGAGAACGTCTTCATGAACAAGGAGTTCATCTACGGTGCCGACGCCCGGGCGAACACCGGCTACGGATTCTGGCAGATGGCCTGGGGGTCGCGTCAGCCGCTGACCGCCGCGAACTACGCCATCGCGCGCGCCGCCCTGATGGGAATGAAGGGCGACTACGGCAAGCCCCTGGGCATCAAGCCGGGCCTTCTGGTCGTGCCGCCTGCACTGGAAAGCGCGGGCAACAAGATCCTGAACTCGGAATATGCCGCCGGTGGCGAAACGAACGAGTGGAAGGGCACCGCCAAGCTTCTGGTCACGCCCTGGCTCTGACACTGACCTGATTTAGCAGAGGGGCCGGTTTCGGCTGGCCCCTTCCTTGATCAGGCCTTGCAGGACCCCGCACTTCCAACTGCCGAAAGGATCCCAATGTCCCGTCCTTCGAAACCCAAGCCCGCCGCCGCTGCCCCCGCCGGCGACCCCAATCCGGCTTCGCCCCAGGGGCCGGAGACCACCGGTGCCGCAAGCGCGCCCCCGTCGGCAGCCGGAGAGGCCGCAGCGGTGCCGGTGGTTACCCAAGGCCAGCCGCAGCACGAGCCCGCGACGGCCAGTGGCTTCATCCTGCGCGTGAAGGGCCCGGCCAAGGGCCGCTGGCGTGCCGGTCGTCACTTCGGGACTGACCCCGTCGACCTTCTGGCGGCCGAGCTGACTGAGGCGCAGATCCTGGCGTTGAACGACGACCCGGAGCTGACCGTGATGGTCCTGGGCTAGGACGACTGACCGATCCCGAGCGAAAGGATCAATCGCGACCCCGACCGTGAAAGGCCAGCACCCAAAGCCCCCGGCGGACGATCCGAGTAGGCGACCCCGGCGCGGACCGGGGGTGAACGTCGGAACACGGGCGTGACATCCGGGAGAGACCGGTACCTGAACACCAGAGGACCAGATGCCCTACGTCACCCTGCAGCAGCTGATCGACCGTTTCGGTGAGCGCGCCCTGATCGCGCTGACCGACCGGGGCGAGTATGCCGCTGGGGTTATCGACGAGGCCGTGGTCAACCGCGCGATCGCGGACGCGGATGCCACGATTGATGGCTACCTCAAGCGCAAGTACGCGCTACCGCTGACCGAGGCGCAGCCCCTGCTGGTCAAGATCGCGGGGTCGCTGGTCTTTTCCGACCTGCACGTGGCCCAGGCCGACCCGAAGGTCGAGGCGGATATGAAGACCGCCATGGCCATGCTGAAGGACCTTGCGTCGGGCGTGGTCGCGCTGACCGCCGCCGGGATCGAGCCGGACAGCGTCGAGGGGTCGTCCGCCCGGATCACCGACCGCGACCGGCAGCTGACCCAGGACAACATGAAGGGCTTCATCTGATGCTGGTGGATCACGTCATCCAGCGCCTGTCCGAACGCATTCCTTACCTGGTCGGACGGGTCGAGGGCGCGGCCAGCCTTGTGCAGCTGATGACCCAGAACGCCCTGCCACAGGTCGGGCCCGCCGCACGGGTGATCTCGTCCGCCCTTCTGGGGCGCGAGCCGCAGGCAAGCTCGGGCTACTTCGTCCAGTCCTTCGACGAGACGGTTTCGGTCTTCCTGGTGTTTCGCAACGTGCAGGGGTCTGGCGGCAATGAGCTGGACCTTTTCGACAGCACCCGGATGGACGTCATCAACGCGATCTGCGGCTGGGCCCCGGAAAACACCGTGGGAGTCTTCCGCCTGGCCAACGGCCAGGTGCGCAACATGGCCCAGGGATCGCTGATCTACCAGATCGACTTCGCCATCGCCGACCAGCTGAGGATCACAGTGACATGACCGATCAGACCCTTCCCACCGGCGGCGGAGCCTACATCCGCGACAAGGACGGCACCCTGCGCCCCGAGACGCCCCCGGCCGAAGCCCCTGTTCAAGCCCTTGTACAAGCCCCTGTTGAAGGGCCTGTCGAACGCCCTGCCAAAAGCCCCGTGAAGGAGGCCTGACATGCCCGCAGCGAAGTATTGGCGGAAGAAGAGCTTCCTCTTCAAGATCGAGACGACCTACGGCGTGGACTCGGTCCCCACGGGGGTGCTGAACGCGATCCTGGCAACGGACGTGAAGTTCCAGCCGATGGAGGGGACGGACGTCAACCGGAACCTCGATCTTCCCTACCTTGGGGCCCAGGGGACCATCCCGAACGAGCTGCACGCAAAGTTCAGCTGCAAGGTGGAACTGGCTCCTTCGGGCACCGCCGGTACCGCGCCCGCTTGGGGCCCGATGCTGCGGGCCTGCGCCTGCGCCCAGGTGGTGAACGCGGGTGTGAGCGTGGTCTATAACCCGATCACCGACAACCACGAATCCGCGACCCTGAAGCTGACGGTGGACGGCACGCTTTTCCAGGCGGTGGGCGTGCGCGGCAACGCGAAAATGACCATCAACGCGCAAGGCATCCCGTATCTCGAGTTCGAGTTTACCGGTCTGTTCGTTCAGCCGATCGAGCAGGCGAACCCCGCCGTGACCCTGACCGCCTTCCGGCCGCCGCGCGTTGCCTCGGCCGCGAATACGCCGACCTTCCGGATCAACGGCGTCGATCTGGTGATGCGGACCTTCGAGATGGATCTGGGCAACAAGGTCGAGCCGCGCTTCCTGGTCGGCGTCGGGGCCGAACAGATCCTGATCACCCAGCGCGAGGAGATGATCAAGACGCAGGTCGAGGCCCAGCCCCTGACCGCGATCAACCCCTTTGCCCTGGCCGCGGCCCAGACGGCCGTCGCGGTCAACCTGACCCACGGGATCGGTGCCGGCAACATCGCCACGCTGGCCGTGCCCACCGCCCAGATGCAGCGACCGCAAGGCATGGAGAACGCCCAGGACATCATGGAATGGCCGCTGAGCCTGATGCCCCTGCCGTCGGGCGCGGGCAACAACCAGTGGACCCTGACGCTGACCTAACCGGCGGGGACCTGCGAGCCCAAACCGCCCGCGGAGGGCCAGCGATGGCCCTCCGCACCCAACCCACGGAGCTGCCATGTTCAAGATCACCAAGAACCCCGAGTTCACCCACGACGTGCCGGTCCTCGTCCCCTGCGACGGCGGGCATGTCGAACAGTCGCTGCGCGTCCGGTTCCGGGCGATTTCGGTCGACGAGATGAACACGCATTCGATGTACGGCGACGGGCAGGAAACCTACCTGCGCGCGGTCTGTGTCCGTTTCGAGGACGTGGCCGATGACGACGGCCAGCCGATTCCGCCTTCAGAAGAGCTGACCACCAAGCTGCTGGCCATACCCTTTGTCCGCGTGGCGCTGATCCGGGCCTACACGCTGGCCATGTCGAAGGCCAAGACGGGAAACTGACCTGGGCCGGGCGCGCCTGGGCAACCGGCACGCTTGGCAGCGCAAGGCAGCACGAAGACGACGAGCTGAAGGCGGACATGGCCCGCTTTGGCCTGATCTACGAGGCGGACGAGGACGATGACACAACGGGCGGCATCTGGGCAGAGAACGTGGAGGCGGTGTGCGCCTTCCTGTCCGTTGCGACCCAGTGGCGCATCGCCTGTCCCGGCGACGGCACGATGCGGCGCACCGGCCTGGATTACCCCGCCGCACGAACGGGTCTTGAGCTTGCAGGTGTCGCCGTGACGCCAGAACTGTGGGCTGACATCAAGATCATCGAATACGCGGTGATCGCGGCCGATAGCGAGGAGGCCTTGCGGTGGCGCTGAACCTGCGCATGGTCGTGCAAGCCGACGCCGCGTCTGCAAAGGCCGCGCTGGACGATACCGCGCGCGGCGTCCAGGGTATTTCCGCCGCGACGGACAAGGCCACGACATCGTCACGGGCATCCGCCACCGCCGCCCAGTCCGAGGCACGCGCCCGTCAGCAGGCCGCCCAGGCCAACCGCGCCTACACGGCCACGACCCAGCAGGCCGCCGGGGCCACGGGCAACCTGGTCGCGCAGTTCAACGACATCGGCATTATGCTGGCCGCCGGTCAGAACCCCTTGCAGCTGGCGATCCAGCAGGGCCCCCAGATCACCCAGGTCTTCGGCAACCAGGGCGCTGCCGGGGCGGCAAACCTGCTGAAGACCGCCTTCGTGTCGATGCTGAGCCCGATCAATCTGGTGACCGTCGGGGCCATTGCGGCAGGTGCTGCGATGATCCAGTGGCTGACGGGGGCAGACGCCCAAGCGCGCACGCTGGAAGACCAGATCGGCGCTGTAAACGATGCCGTGAAGTCGTGGCGGGACGAAAGCGGCAAGTCCTTCGAAGATCTACGGTCAACGTTTGGCACGCTGACCCCCGAAATCGTGGCGATGCAGCGCGAGCTCAACCAACTGCGGATCGCCGACATCCTGCGCGAGGCGGATGCTGCGTCACGCCAGCTGTCCGAGACCATCGGCAGCGGAATGTTCGCTTCGGTGGGCGGCGATCTGCGACGCCTGTTCCTGGAATCCGGCATCACGCTGGGGACCAGCCAGATTCAGGAGTTCCGGGCGGCACTTGATGCGGTCGGAAGCGCTTCGGGACTTCGTGAGCAGTTGGATGCGGTCCAGGCGCTGCGCGAGCGTTTCGCGGATATCACGGGCGGCATTCAAAGCATGTCGGAAGGTCAGAGGGCCTTCTACGGGTCGCTTCTTGATACCGAGGCCGCCCTGCGCGCTGCCGCCGCCGCGACCGGCGAAATCGCGAACGAGACCGACGCAGCCGCCAGTGCCGCCGCGAACCTGGAGGCCAGGGCGCGCGCCGTCGTGGGGGCCATTGCATCGGCGGATGGCAGTCGCCTGGTCGCGGCGTTTTCGGCGGCCTTCCCGGTGGCCAGCCAGCTTCTGGGCATGGCCCAGGGCATCATCGCGACCATTGGTGCGGCGCGGCGGAAGGCGGCCTCGGCCGACATGCTGGGTCAGATGGCGATCGAGTTCTCGCCTGGCGGACAGAACCTGACGGCTTACGGTGGACGCACCCCGGGCGGCACGGCGTCACAGAACGCGCTTGCCTATCGCAACCGGCCGGTCGTCCCGGTGTTCAGTGGCGGTGGCGGCGGGGCCGGTGCTGCCCTGGCCGAGGCCAATGCGCTGCAAGAGCTGATCACCAGCCTGGAAGGCGAGATCGAGGCGCTGCGCGTGCAGGACCCGATCCAGAAGGAGATGCTGAAGCACCGCGAGGCTCTCACCGGTGCGACCGAGGCCGAGAAGCAGAAGGTCGAGGAACTGATCGCCACCCGCGAACGCGAGCAGCTTTTGATGGAGGGTGCCAAGGCCCGGGCCGAGTTCTTCGAGGATCTGGGCAACAACGCCCTGGAGGCGCTGATCGTCAAGGGAGAGTCCTTCAACGAGGTCCTGAAGAACATTGCCCGATCGCTGATCCAGGCCGCGCTTCAGGCGGCGCTGTTCGGGTCCGGTCCTTTCGGCAGCCTGTTCGGCGGCAAGTCGATCATTGGTCAGATCTTCCCGGCCCTTGGCGGCAAGGCGGAAGGCGGCATGGTCTATGGGCCCGGAAGCGGGACATCGGACAGCATCCCGACCATGCTGTCGAACGGGGAATACGTGGTCAACGCCAAGGCAACAGCCCGGAACCGGCACCTGCTGGAGGCGATCAACGCAGGGGGTCGGGTCGGCGGGTTCGCTGCGGGCGGGATGGTGGGTGGCGACAGTCGCCGGGCCACGGCGCGCGGCACCGGCGGCGGGCCATCGACCCTGGTCGTGGATGTGCGGGGCGCGCAGGGCAACACCGAGATCCAGGAGATGGTCCGGCGCGGCGTGCAGACCGGCCTGCAGCTCTATGACCGCGAGGCGCTGCCCCGGTCGGTGCAGCGGGTGTCCAATGACAGCCGCCGGGTGAACTGATGCCGCTGAGCTATCCCCTTCCGCTCGCCACCTTCGCCGACAGCCTTCTGGTGGCCGAGGCGTCCTGCGAGCTGCCCGAGCAGCTGGCCCAGTCGCGGACGGCCGGGGGCGAACAGCTGACCGCCGATCTGGCCGAACGGCTGTGGACCGGACGCATCGGCATCGCGTTCCAGCAGCGCCACGAGGTCGGCCACCAGGAGGTCCTGGTGTCGCTTCTGGGCCAGGCAGGGCGCACCTTCCTGATGTATGACCGACGTCGACCGAACCCGCTGCTGGACCCCACAGGGTCGATCCTGGGCGCGGCCACGGTCACGATCCTTGCCCTTGGGGGCGACACACGCGAGCTGTCCCTGACCGGCTTGCCTGCGGGCTATACCCTAAGCCGGGGCGATTACCTGTCCTTCGCCTATACCTCGCTGGCCGTGTCGCGCCAGGCGCTGCACCGGGTGGTCGACGCCACGGTGGTGGCCAACGGGTCGGGCCAGACCACCCTTTTCGAAGTCGAGCCGTTCATTCGGCCCGGTGCCGTGGCCGGGGCGGCTGTCACCTTGCGGAAGGCCTTCTGCCGGGCGGTCAAGGTTGCAGGATCCGGCACCCCGAACACGGGCCGGACGACCCTGAGCGAGGGGTTGGGCTTTGACTGGGTCCAGACGCTGAGGTGACAAATGCGCAGCTTTGATGCCCCCACCCTTGCCCAGTTCCAGAACCGCACCGCCCTGGTGGCGCGGATCCTGATCTGGGCTGTCGCGCGGAACCGAACGACCGGCGTTGACGAAAGCCTGGGCCTGTGGACCGGCGCGCAGGACACGAGCTTTACCATCGGAGGCACCCCGCGCACCTATGTCGGGGCCGGGTCGATCATGGAGATCGCGCCGATGGTGGCCGAGACCGGACTGACGGTCCGGATGCAGCGGTTCAGCCTGTCGCCCCTGTCACCTGCGGTCGCGACCCTGATCCGCACCTATGACGCGCGGTTCGCCCGGGTCGAGATCCACCGCGCCCTGTTCAACCCTGTGACCGGTGTCCTGGTCGCGGAACCGCACAGGCTGTTCAAGGGCATCATCGACGAGGTGGCCCTGCCGATCGATCCCAAGACCGGGGAGACGCGCTGCGACGTCACGGTCGCTTCGTCCGCGCGGTACCTGACCCGCACTTTGCCCCTGAAGCGGTCCGATGCGACGCAGCAGCGCCGGATGGGAGACCGGTTCCTGCGCTATGTCGATGTGTCGGGTGAGGTCGATGTCTACTGGGGCGAGAACCGCCCGGCCGTCGGGCCTACCACCCCGGCCCCGTCCTTCCCGAGCTGGCTGTTGCCAGGAAGCGGCGGCAGCCGATGACGGACGCACGCCGCCTTCCCGACTGGCGTCCGCGCCTGACTGCTTACCTGGCCGAAACCGCAGGGCTTGGGTTTCGGTATGGGTCGAATGACTGCGCGCTGTTTGCGGCCGGGGCTGTCCGGGCGATGACGGGGCACGATCCTGCGGCCGCCTGGCGGGGGACTTACACGACCCTTGAAGGGGGCCTTAAACGGCTGCGCAAGGCTGGGGTGCAGGATCATGTCGACCAGGTGGGACGCCTGTTCCCGCCCGTAGCACCGGCCTTCGCCCATGTCGGCGATATCGCGATGATCGATGCACCCGAGGGCCGGTCGCTGGGCGTGTTCGTGGGTGACGTCATCGCCTGTCTGTCCCCGCATGGCCTGGGCCATATCCCGCGCGCGGCGGCGGCGCTGGCCTGGTCGGTGCCGACATGAGCCGCGCCCTTGTCGTCGTGTTGCTGACCTTCGGCCTTGCCGCCCCGGCCGAGGCCGGACCGATCGCGGCGGCCATCGGCGCAATCGTGTCGACGGTGACAGGCGCATTCGCCGCGGGCGAGTTCTTCACGATGATCCTCGGCCGCCTGATCCTGTCAGTCGCCCTGTCGGCCTTGCAGCGGGCGTTGATGCCCAAGCCGAAGGAGCCGGGCATCAAGACCAAGGTGACGCAGACCGGCGGCACCAACCCGCAAGCCTTTCCGCTGCTGCGCTATGCCACCGCCGGAACCCATGCCTGCCCGCCCATGACCCATGGGACAGCGGGCAAGACCCCGAACGTCTACCTGACCTATGTCATCATCCTAAGCGACGTGCCGGGCTGTTCGATCAGCCGCGTGATGATCAACAACCAGTACGTGACCCTGGGTGGCGAAAACCCGGAGTACGGCGCGACGGTCGTGTCGGCACCCTTCACCAATCGCGCCTGGGTCAGGTTCTACAATGGCACCCAGACGGCGGCCGACCCGATGCTGCTGGACAAGTACGGGTCCTACCCCGAGCGGCCCTGGTTGCCCGACATGATCGGTCGGGGGACAGCCTACGCCATCGTGACCTTTGCCTATGACAGGCAGATGTACCCCGGCCTGCCCCGGGTGAAGTTCGAGATGAACGGCATCCCGCTGTACGACCCGCGCCGCGACAGCACGGTGGGCGGGTCGGGTGCGCATCGCTGGGCGAACAAGGCCACCTGGGAGCCGACCGTGAACCCCGAAGTCGCGGTCTACAATGTCCTGCGCGGCATTAGCCTTAACGACGGGTCAGTCTACGGCGGTGGCTTCCCGGCCGAGGATATCCCACTGGCATCCTGGTTTGCCGCGATGAACGAATGCGACCTTCTGGTGACCAACGGTGCCGGGACCGAAGCGCAGTTCCGCGCCGGACTGGAGGTCGCTGTCGACGAGGAACCCGCCGATGTGATCGGTGAACTTCTGAAGGTCTGTGCGGGCAATATCGCCGAGATCGGCGGGCTTTGGAAAACCCGGGTCGGCGCACCCGGCACGCCGATCTATCTGTTCACCGACGCCGATGTGGTCAGTTCCAGCCCGCAGGATTTTCAGCCGTTCCCGAACATGGCCGGATCCTACAACGGGGCCCATGCGAACTATCCCGACCCGACGAAATCCTGGGAAAGCTCGGAGGCCACGCCCTATTACAACGTGACCCACGAGGCGGCGGACCGCAACTTCCGCCTGACCGCCGACCTGAACCTGGTTGCCTGCCCTTACCCTGCCCAGGTCCGGCGGCTGCAGTATGCCTATGTCGAGGAGGAACGCAGGTTCCGCCGCCACACGGTGACCCTGCCGCCCGACGCTGCCGTTCTGGAACCCTTGGACGCTGTGGGCTGGACCAGCGCGTGGAACGGTTACACGACCAAGGTCTTTGAGGTCGACCAGGTCGGCGAAGATGTCCTTACCGGCCTGCAGCGCGTCATGCTGAAGGAACGCGAGGCCGCCGATTTCAGCTATCCGGGTCTGCCCGCGGCTGCGAGCATTTCGATCCTGCCGATCATCCCGACCGCCCAGATCGTCCCGAACTTCGCTGTCACGCCCACCTCGATCCCGGACGCAAGCGGCATTGCCCGTCGCCCGGCCCTGCGACTGACATGGGAGCCGGACCTGGCGGACGTTCGCGGCATCATGTTCGAAGTGCGCGTGCAGGCCACCGGTGTCGTGGTCTATCGCGGGTCGACGCAGGACGTGGCGTCGGCGGCATTCATCGTCACCGAAGGGCTGATCGCCTCGACCGCCTACCAAGTGCGGGCGCAGCCTGTCGTCGACCGGCCCGCGACCTGGACCGCATGGATCGCCGCGACCACGCCTGCGAACCTGTTCATCCGGCCCGACCTG